ACCAAGCTTCTTTAAATGGTGATGAACCATCTTGAGTAGGAAGGATTCTTACTCTTCTTTGTCCTGATTTCTCTTTATCACCAAGGATTAAAGCGAAATACTTTTTCATTCTTTCGTCTTGCGACATTTTACTTTGGGCCCCGCCCGATGCGTTTTGTGATTTCTCATACTGTGCCAATACGGCGTCTAATACATTACTCATTTTTTAAATAATTAAAGTGTTTAAATTGAATTATAAATATAGTTGAAAGTATCTCTGATGTCAAATAAAAAAGGTCATCTTTCGATGACCTTCTAAGAATTTTAAACCATGTCTTGACCTGGTTGGAACGAACTCCTTATATCTGTTGGATTAATGTCTTCAACATCATCTGAAGTTAAAACGTAATCTTTTTTACCTGTTTTCTCCATCTCAATTTTTTTGTCATCAAAGAAATCTGATAACTTTTGGTTGAAAGGATATGAATCATAAGTTCTTAATTCTAACTTTTCTTGTGGAGTTTTCTCTCTATACTTTTCGATTTTATTCTCAATAGTATTGAGTTTATTCATTAGAGCATCCATCTCAGATAATTTTGATTCTAACTTTGAGATTTGTCCAAAAAGATTATTGAAATACTCATCTTGTTTTTGTTCGATGTTTTTTTGAGAATCAACAAGGTCAGTTATTTCTAACTCTTCTGTTCCACTCTCCTCACCTTCCGTTGAGTTACCCTCGTCGTCTATTACTTCAACGTCTGGGTCATTTTCAACATCAATTTTTTCTGGTGTTGCCGGTGCAGTTGGTGCTAATGGTGCCGCAGGGGCTCCTTCACCCGCACCTGTTGGTGGGATAGCAGCAGTCACTTCATCAGCCACAGGGTCTGTTGGTGGTAATGGAGCTTCTTGCTCATTAATGTATTTGTTGATACTCTTGTATCTTTGAATTTCACTTAGAATTTTTTTGTCTAAACTCATTTTATTATCCGTTTAATAATTGTTTTATTCCGTGTGCGGTTTCCACTTTAACTTTTCTATTCGTGTATACTTGATGTCCCGCTCTTTCAATCAATCCATCTTTTTCTCTAACAACATAACATTCGCCTGTGTCTAAATCACAAACTTCTTTTGTTCCGTTACCGTTGTCTTGCTCAGAAAATCTCACTGATTTTCCAAGGTAGTTGTCTAAGGCTGTTTTAATGTTCATAAAAAATATGTTTATTATAAATATAATGAAATAGTTAAATTACATTCTATGCATATGTAAGTGGTGGTGTTAATATTATTGGTGATGTATTATTATAACTTTCCAATGTTATATTATATTGACCACCAGGAACTCCACCACTCAAAGTTGGAACCGAGAATTTAATTTTAGTGGTTCCTATTAATTGAATTGACCTAATATCAACCGGTTGATTTGCAACTTTAATTTCTCTTACAAATTCTAAGTTAGTTCCATTAATTGTAATAATTGTCCCTGTAGAAGCTGTCAACGGTGAATATGACGATACTGTTGTTGGTGGACATGTTGGTGTTGGAGCCGGTGTATTACCTTGACTTTGTGGCTCTTGTGGTTTTTGTTGTTCTTCCACAACTACAGCTCCTCTCAATCCATTTTGAGCAGCATTCAATGCCGCAGCATTAAATAATGGAGTAAACTCTTTCAAATATCTCTCTTTGTCTTTCTCATATTCCTCTGATGACATACTATCAACTGGGAACGATGTAACATAATATTTCAAAATACCTCCTTGGTCTTGAATTTCATTAATTCTACTTCCAATAACATTTCTCATAAATGTGAGATATGAGTCAAGACTTCTGAATCTTGCTGCCGGTAGTTGCTTAATACCTCCAAGTGTTTTTGTGTTAACACAAAAGAAAGAATTTTGAATAAAGTTTTCGGTCTGTGAGTAATTGTCCTTATCCAAAGTTATAAGACCATAGTTGTGGTCCCAACTTGAGAATTGACCTGTATCTGAAAGACTTTTACTGTATCCTCTGACATAACTTATCATGTATATTACAGTTTGTAATGCAACATTATTAGGTGCTGACGCCTTAATTGCCGCAGCAAAGTCTAACTGACTTATAGATGTTTTGGATGCCCCTGTCGTTACCCATGAAATATATGACGAATCCAAATTATTACTACATGTGTTTGGTTCCGCTAAAGTATTTTCATCAGCATCTTGAACAACATTATCCGCAATTGATTGAGTCGTTGTTCCTTGTGTTGTTGGTCGGTCTGTCTTATTAACAACCAATGCCTCAATTTGAGTAAGGAGGTTTTGGTTGATTGACTGAATGAAGTTATCTATTGGTGGTAAATCATATACCCCCTGTCTTACACCTTCAAATTCAGTTATAAAGTTTCCCGCACTTATTGTGTGAGATACACTTGTAATCATATATGGACCGTTGAACATTGGAACGTGTCTCAAATTGAAATACATTGTTGGTTGAATTAAAGCATTTCCTAATGCAGTAACAGAACAGGTATAACTTCTACCTTTATAGTAGTTGTATAAACTGGCGTTTTGGTTTCCAACTGTTCTTGTATTTGTTTGGTTTGCCATTTCGAGAACAGCCTGAATTGACTCAGAAGTCGCTTTTCCATTATCTTGACCAACACTAAACGATGAGAATATGTTTTGGTTTCTTATACCAATATCAACGTTGAATCCCACACATTTATTTGAAATTGCATAATCGGTTTTTCCCAATTGGTCCTCCAATAGAGGAACCTCACTACTTCTTCTAAACTCAAAAGAATCATCTCCATATCCTGAAACAATATTTGGTAAGTTTAGGTGACCTGAAGGTTTACCAACATAGAAACAAACCATCTTCGGTCCAGACTTTCTATAATCAACAGTTCTAAAAGTTCCCCACAAATTATCCGCAAACTCTAATGAACCTTCGGGATTTGCCACCGTTAATCCATCAACATCTTGAGCATTGTAGAAATTGACATAGGCTGGTAATGGCATAACAGTAAAGTTATTTTTCATTAAAATACCACTAATCAAAGTATAAACAGACATCCCTTCGTTAAGGTAATTCTTGTTCAACATATTTTTTATATCAAATATGTCTAATATAATTGTATCCCCTATGTTTCTTGACGCTCTATCTAAAAACAATATGTCTTCGAAAAGTGTTTTTGTTTTGAAGTCAGAACCCGCAACCCATTTGTCATTCAGTGTTTTGAAAACTTCATAAGTCTCAACTTTACCTTGCATACTTTGAATCTGAGAGTTGATAGTTGCCTCAGTCGGTTGAGATACATTTGGTAAACCCGCTTTAAATCCGGCTATCACTTGATTTAATAATAAATCTTGATATGTGTTAAGACCATTCAAATAGGTATTTAACTGACTTTTAAAGGTTGAGGCATTCAAACCAGGATTGAGTAGTTTCTGTGTCGCATACATCTTTATTAATTTCGAACACAAAACAATGTTTTCAACTGTAAATCCTAAGTTGTTGTCAGGAAAAAAGTCTGTAATATATGAACCACTATCTTTATATATTAATTGTTGTATTGTTGAGAATCCAACTTCTTTTTCCAAAGCTCTCCACTCGTTAGGATATCTTTGTCTTGATTGAGCCAAGGTAACATTTCCACCTATTGTAGGCACACTATTTATAACATATGGTGTGAAGGCAATCGGACTAACAACTCTTTGAACGGTATTTTGATAACTCACATAAGAATCAAATATTCTTCTACTGTAGTTTGATGGATTACCATTTCTTAAAACCACATCATACTGCATGAAGCCTTTTATCTGTGAATTAAAGTTACCAAATTGTTTGGTAATTGTATCTTGAAAAAGCACTTTTACTTTATTTTCAGTATTGCCACTCACCACGGTAGGAAATACTGTCATGGTGCTCCTCATAAAACTTTGGAAGTTTCTGAAGTTGGAGTCCATTTGAATAAGGGTTGAATCTATTGTGGATTGATTTATTCTATAAGATACATTTGTAATTGGCTTACAATAGTTTAAGAATTCCTGTTCCATCAGGTTAAGTGTCTTTGTATCAAAAACCGCAAATATCTCCTCAATTTTACTATACCCTGAAATTGAATTCAAGAACAAGGGTGATACCGACAAATTTGGAGGAATATGAGTCATATACTCGTTGTAAAGCGGTTTTTTTATTTCATCTGAGTTGAAATATCCATAGTTTGGAGCAGACCATAAAGTTCTAACAGAACCATTATACATTGATGGGTTAAACGTTAAATTAACCACGGTGTTTGCCTGAGTATCTTTATTCAAACATTCGAATTTTGTTTGGTTCAAATTTACACCGAAAGATGGAATAACGTAGTAATCGTCATCCAACTTTGCCTTTGCTGATGGCACACAAACATTGGGAGAGGTGAATGAGTCATTAATATTTTTTGGTATCAAAACAGACCATGTCGCTAAAGCTAAACTAACGTTATTTTGGCTAGTATTAAAATTAGAATTTGGAAATTGATATAACAACATACCATCGTTAATAGATGATTGTATTTCAGATGATGTATAGTTTTTATAAAGGTTTGACCCATTATAAAAATAATTGAAATCGTTTACCAACTTAGGATAAAACCCTGGTTGGATTCTAATTTGTTGTGTGTTTTGTGCTTGTAGTTGTATTGTAATTGTGTTCGATGTATCCTTTAGTTGCACATCGTATTGTTTTGAAACGTTGTTTGTTACAGGGTCATAGTTGTTTATGTAGTCGAAATTTTTCCAAACACTATCTAAGATATCAACATTATCATCAACATATTTTTTGTATCTATACCAAACCGACCCTAATTTCAAAACCCAAGCATAAGGCATTTTGTGTATTGCACCAAACTTATTGAATACTGATGCAATATAGTCCAATTCAGTTGCTTGACCATTTGTCTTATATTTTTCTCTTAAAGTCCCTAACGGAAGAGAATTCAAAAATAAATAAGCAGCCGTCACATAAGGATACGTATTACCGGTTCTATCACTTTCAACACCTTGTTGAATTGCATTTACAAAATATGGTGTGTTCAAAATAGAAGTTGACTTTTTTGCCGGCATCGCTCCTGATGGAGAACTATATAAACTAAATCCCTCAGTTGGGATAAATTCATTCGGAGTTCTTTTTGCATAAAAATCGTTCAATGTTACTTGTGTAGTCTCTAATGGTTGGACCAAAAAATTTGGTTGGGTAACATTCAAATAAGAAAAATTTGTAACAGGTCTGTTAGTAGTATAATCATAAATGTTTTCGAAGTTCGAAAGTTGATTTCTGTCAGTAAAAACTTTCAGACTTCTTTTAGTATTATAAACTTGTTGTGATTGACTTACATCACTGTTGGCTAAATTTACAGCATTCCACGTATAGTCCCTGAAAGGATACGTATCGATAATAAGTGGGTCGTTTGGAGCTTCCTTAGCTAATTGTAATAATTCACCTTTGTTCACATTAACCTGTGGCTCTAACCCTAATTCATCAGTTCCTAAAATACTGAGAGGAGTTTCTATTTCAGCCTTAATATACGGTGTTACAAAAAAGTCTCTAATGAAATCTTGCCAAGATTTTCCTGTCCCTTCATTTGAATATTGTCTAAGGAAGGTTGTAAAATTAGTTGATGTGTAATCTGTATTTTTTAGGTCAAACGCCAAAAATGGTGCATTTGTTCCTACAGACACAACAATGTTATTTGTGTCCGCAGCTTTATTTAAATTAACGATTTGGTTTTGTTGATTCGCTGTCCCCCTGATAAAGTTTGAATAATGTGATGTAACAAATTGTCTTTCCCAAATTTCATATAAGAATTTAAGAATTTCTTTATTTGCAAATGGAACATTTGTTTGTGGAAACTCAATCGCATTTATACTAACCAAAGGAGTTGTTTTTTGACTTTCTATTGGTGATTGAGATGTAGGAACAGAAAACTTTTGGTTCAACCCTTTCATGTATTCCTCAACAAACTCTACTTCCGGCCAACTTTCGGCTAAATAACCTTGAGTTAAATCTACAACGGATGGGTCACCAATATAAGTTAATTGAAATCTACCCTTTTTATCATCGGGAGATTCAATGAAAAATGATGGCCAAGGATAGACTGGTTCCTCGGCGGTTACTAAACCTTGATTTAGAGTCGCAGCATTACCAGCAATTTTTGCATTTTTTCTTACTTCAATATTTGGGGCTGAGGATACATTATTTTGTATCACTTGTTTTCTAACGGGGTCATTTTTAACATTCCATGCATTTGTGTGAACCTCATCCAAAAGTCTTAAAAAACCCTCGGCGTTTGCCATAATAACAGCTATGATGTTTCTTGCTGTTGGATTGAATCCAATTCCTAAAGACTGACTTTGAATGCGGTTTTTCAAATCTTGCGTTATCGCCGCTTCAAACTCTTGTAGTTTTTTATTTGCTTCAGTTGTTATTTGGTTGATTGTTTGAATGAATCTATTCTTTCCTTCAAATATGAACAACGGTGGACTGGTTTTCTTTGGAACCCCATTAACCTTTTCATCTCTTTGAATTAACTTTAGTTCAATCTGTTGTTTAACTTGTTGTGTTTGAACGCTAGTTGGTGCAACCACACCCAAAAATTGTTGAGCAGTCTTTATCAAATTAACATTATCAATATTGAAAGAAGCCAAAAGCATATCGTAACCCAAATTATTCAATTTGATTTCGGATGGTTTACCAACACCTAATGTGGGATTTTCAGTTAATACTGAAAGATATTTTGTGAAAATTCCTTGAAGTTCAGTTTTCGCAACCTCTTCTTGTGTAAGGTTATTAAATAAATTTGATTTGAAAAAATAAACTCTTGTGTTGTCATCTAACACAATTGGTTTTGGGTCCAAATATTTGTAGGACCAACTGTTGTTGGTTCCAAAAACTACACTCTGAAGTTCTGTTACTGTCTTCAAATAATTTCTAACGTTTGTCAAAGGTTCAACATTTACCTTAGGATATGAATTAACAATTTCCTGTTGGAATGTATCGAACTTATTAATCAATTGCATCATTGTTAATTCAGGAAAGTCTGGTGGTATTAACCCTTTTGACTTATATTCACTATAAACTTCAACTATCTTTTGATAACCTTTTTCACTTACGTAACTAGCAGATGTTGAGGTTGACGCTCTTGATGCATCTGTGTTTGAGTTGTTTGCTTGAACATTACTTGACTGTTGTTGTAAATTTTGGTTAGTTGTCGATGTGTTTGAACTAACATTACTAGTATTAATATTAAACCTTCTACTATACATGTGTGGTGTAGCAATCAAATGCGAGATAGATATCTCATTCAAAACATTGAACTTGAATCCCTTGAATTCCAAACTAACTGTATAATTTCCGCTGGCACTGTTGAATCTCGCATTGAACTTTTCCAAATTGAGTTGATATCTGATAGCCTGCCCATAATAACCTTTCAACGTCAAATAAAATTGAGGATAAGGTAAGTTAAAAAACGCCGCATATGGTGAGTTGTTCCCCAACTGAAATAGAGCCTTTCCTTGAACATCCTCAAGTTCTACCGATACTGTTGGAATAAACGATGATGAAACTTTTACACTAATACTTGTGATACCTAATAGTCCATTATCTACAACATTTTCTTGGTCTACGACAGTGGCACTTGTATATCCTTTAGAACCTGATTGTCCTAAATTAACTTTGTTTAATGGTTGGTTAGTTGCTTGAGATTGTAATGAGTTTTTACCTGTTAACTCATCATAATAACCTGTTCCAAAATAATTGTTTTCACCTGGTCTTAAAAAATTGATTTTAGCAATAGAAACGGTTTGTCTCACGTTTGTTCCTGGTATGGCACCAACAAGTAGCTTTGTTCTTGGCAGAACATCAGCCTCGAGATTCGCATACATGATAAGATTCTCATGGTCAACCAATCTTTCATAAACTTTACCGTCATTATTTATTGTTCGGTTCGGGTCAACAAGTATGATGTTGTTGTAATCAAATTCAACATAAATGTTACCGTTGTTATCCGCTTGAATGTTACCTGCCATAATAATAAAAATAATTTTCCAAGGCTCCTTTATAATCCTGTAATGACGGAATTAACGGAAATGGAATTACGAGTATAGCACCATCGTAGATATTATTTTCTAAACCGCCAAATTGTGGATTGGCTTGTAAAATTAGCCAACCGAAATAAGGTGAGTTGTAGAATTGTTGTGATACCTTATCCAATCTACTTTGTGCTACCTTATAAATGTATGTCTTGTCGGTAGTCTTCTGTGGAATATTCACATAAGGCACTACAGTCTGTTCACCATTTAGAAGAAACTCACTATATCTATTATAATAAGGAAATCCCATTAGTTAAGTTTTACTTTCGAAATAAATATCATTCCTTGGGGGTCATTCCAAGTATCTTTATTCGTTGATTGGTTTGTTGATGCTCCTAGAGCTTTGATTAATTTCTTTTCATTATCACTTGGATTAGTGTTCAATTCATAATTGAACAATCTAGTCTTACTTGGGAATGGTGTATACTTTATAAAGTTTTTAAGTTTATTTGTTTCCATTTCATTCACGAAAGTTTGAGCCAATGCATTTTCTTGGTCGAACAAAGGTTTTGCTTGAGCCAACCAATATGCATCAAATTCTTGTGATATGTTTGTGTTACTACCCGCAGTCCCAAGTAATTTATTGTTATTAATTATATTACCAATCAGAGCGTTTTTAAATGTTTGATAATTTTCACTTTTTAAATCATTTGACAACAACATATATTCTCTTTTGAAGGGTAATGATATGAATTGATTATCTTTAGAGTATTGATTGAAAACAACACTTTCTAAAGATTTGGCAGTAGTATTTTCTTTTGTTTCACCATAAACAAGATGTCCCTTATATAAATTCCCCTGATAATTAAATTCTGACAACGATGTTGACGCGGAATAGAATTCGTTCAGATTTCTTTTTATTTTAATAATGTCTTCAGTCATTTCTATTTGAGTATCAGCCGCGGTGCTACCGGCGCTTACTTGAGTTGTTCCACTTACTTTATATAATTTTAAAAATCCATTTTTTTGTTGTAGTCCATCAAGTTGAGTTCCCGGTCCAGTATTATATGGTGCAGTATTTGCTCGACTTACGAATTGTAAATAAGTTTGTTGAGCATTCACCATGTCTTGATTTATTTTAGTTAAGGCATTTTGGAATGTTCCTTTTTTATTTTTGACATAGTTAACAAAATTCTTTCTCAGTTCTCTGATTGCCTTTTCATTGAATTGTTTTTGTGGTCTTGTAATGAAGAACATAAATGGGTCTTGAGTAGCTTCAGTCGTTGATTCAATATTTCCAATGAAATCGTTGGTAACTTTATCAATTATTTGTTGAATTGAATCGGGTTTACCAAATAGATAGACATCGTCACTTGTTGTAACCAAGAAATTACCTTTGGTATAAATTCTTGATGTGCTCCAATTCTGTAATATAGCATTATTATATTGATTCAGAGCATCTCTACTCTTATTAACAACCGTTTGGAAATATGTTTGTGTTGTTGAAACAAAATTATCCATAAATTGTTGATACGATATTGTTCCAGTCTCTCCGCTAGCAGTTATAACGGTAGTTATTCTATCACCAATCGTATTTTCGTTTGATTGACCATTAAGATTTGGAACCTGATTAACCGTTGGTGCCGCAGCTTGGTTAACCAATTGTAGGAACTCTTTATCTAAAACCTTGAGACTATCATCAGTCACATCTGCTCTATCGTCCCACATTTCAGTATTAGCATAATAGTTGAATGTTAATGCGTTCTGTAATTTATCAATTGACTCTTTCAATCCACTACCTCCAACAAACTTGAAGGACATTGTAATGTTTGCAATCATCGGTTGAACCCCGATTCCCTCCGGGTTAATATCCAAACTTTCATATGAAATCTGAAGTCCATCAGGAATTATTTTGGTATTGTAAAAATCTCCGATTCTTAAAACTAAAACAGGTGGTGCACCAAAGGCTGTATTTACGGCATCATTGAATTGTAATTCTTGTTTTCCTCCAACTTCTTTTACTGTTGGGATTGTATCACCAGGTCTCATACATTGTTGTAAGAATGTAAGCCTCGAATTTAAACCTTCCGGTGTTGTGGAGTGAAATGCAGGTTGGAAAAATTTAAGTTTTTCTTTAAGGGAGTCGAAAACCATAGGCGTTTCTTCTTTAATAGTTTCAAAATAATCACACTCAGATAATAATGTTCTGAGCACCCTTTTAGTAATATTATCAGGTTTTCTAATTTTAGTCTCAATATTCTGGCCAGCTATTGGTCTCAGAGGTTCATTTCCAGGTCCACCAGCTGGTTGTGATGGTTGTGCAGGTTGTTGATTTGGAACACCTGTTGTCGCAACGATTGATGAAATACTGACTCTTCTACATCCCATTGCATCCACTGAATATATCTGTGAATTATTATTTGCACTTTTACTGTCCGTATTTCCACTACAAGTATATTGTCTGTCGTCAAATCTTTTTTCTTTTGGTAACCATCTTTTTCCGTTGGCATTTTCTCCCAAAGGCACTTGTTTGAATTTTATTCTTCCGGTGTTGATAAATTTGCTCAAAGATGGTTCTGACTGAAAGTATTTTATAACAGAATCTATTCTTCTTTCTGATAACGTCAAATTATATGTTTCTTTACCAGCACTAGACGCACTACCTTCAAGAGTAATTGTAACAACTCTATTGGGATTATTCTCCAACGTGCTAGCTAACTGAACAAAGAAGTTATCTTTAACTTCCTTATAGTTTGTTTCAATTACGTCAGTGAAGAAATTTTGTAAATTATCTTGACTATATTGAGCACTTTTTTTCTGCCCCTCATAAATATTATAGTATTCAGGATAACTAGACACCGTGCCCTGACTAACAGGGTCGTTGTTCGGAAAATATAACGAAAAGTTTTGGAACTGTTTTAAATCGTCACTTGGTGTATTTTGACTTGGTTCGGCAACTAATGTTGCTTGATTACCTGAATTGTCCTTACCTGTGGCTACACTGTCTCTAACGAACCCTAACTGTTCTTTACTTAAATCTCCTGAATTAATAATTTGTTGTAATTCATTCAATTCTCCTGGTGAAACTGTATAATATTTTTTTGCTAATTCATATAAATCATATTTTCTACAACCAGCAAAGAAAGATTCGAGAATACTGTTGACTCTGTTTTTATTCGTTTCATTACTTAAAACTTTATTAACTATGATGTTTAAAACAGACGGATGGTCAACAACTATCTTCCATGTCAAAGAACCTGTTCTTTGTGTATTAGTATAGGTATATACAGGTTCAGGTCTTCCTAAAAAGTCCGTTGATTTCCAGTTTGCACTCACAGACTCATTGAATGTTAACCCATATGGTGGAAACCACATAACCCTACCACTATTAGGTCCTCTCTCACATATAGGTAATTCAGTTACACTGAAACCTGGTGTTGCTGATGTTCTCCACGCTAAATTTTCTATTGAGAACATATATTTTTTGGCATAGGACACACCAGCAGCGGTGTCTAAAACTAAGTTTGTAGAATCTTGTCCTCCTTCTCTTTTATTTGGAGCAATGTTCAAATTGTATGTCGAATCCATTACGGAGTATGCAAATTTCCTACCTTGTGTAGTCATGCCATCCGTCTTCTGTAAATCGTTGTATTGAAGGTATGGAATATCTTTTGCAAAGACTCTGCAGTATTCTGTTCCGACTTCTTGTCCGATTGAACCTGTATAAGTTAATACTCTTGAACCCTTAGTCATTTCATTATATCCGTCATGGAATATTTTACTTACTTGGTCAATTGCATTACCAACGTGTTGTAATCTCCTACCACCCTGTGGTTGGCTATCAATAATTCTTTGAGTATCGTCAAGAATTGACCCTTGTTTGAATTCAATATTGGTAGATTCAGTGCTGTTGTATGACGATGGTTTAAAGTCTTGGTCTTGGTCAAGTATTTCACCACCTATACCAACCTTCTTACCAGCATTATCTTTGTATTTTGGAGAGACCCATGTGAATCCTCCTTCAATACCACCACCATTACTATATGTTGGTCCATTAGCAGCAAGCTTTATTTCTCTGCTAACACCTTCATAAAGTTGAGCCAACTCAGATGGTCCATAAACGGGAGTTTCTTGCTCTTGTCCATAAGCATTTGTTGGTATGTCTCCACCAGGTGAAAACACTCTTGATGGGTCAGATGTTGTTGAACCAACATAAAAATTACTGTTCGATTCTACGGTTCCAACTAATGCTCCCGCCAATCTATCAAAAATAGTTCTTTGATAATTCGGCTTGTATTTGTTATAATCAATATTATCAAATAACCTAGATTTTTGACCTCCACCTGTATTATTCAAAAACAATTGTGAACCCGACTTATCAGCACCTACAAGTCTATTAAAAAACTTACCAACAGCAGACCTTCTGAATGCATTTGTTAATTGTTGTATTGTGGTTGGTTGTCTTTGATTAATTAGAGGGTCAAAATATGAACCAGGAATTGTTGATGTTGGTATTATAGTTCCTGCTAATCTTAATGCAAAGTCCGTTGCAGCTAAGATAGGATTAGCCGGAACTGTGATTTGATAGTTTGGCTCGAGTAAAGGAACTCTTCCTGTAATTAAGTTGAGAATATCTGTTCCACCTCTTACATTAAATGCATTGATTCTACCTATAGTATTTTGTCTGATACCTGTAGCAATTCTTCTTTGAAATTCTGCTCTCAGGGTTTCAGCACCTAATTTAGCTATAAATGAATCTTGTGATAAAAGACCGTTCGTTCCTTGTGGGTCAGGTGATAATAAAATTGATACAGGACTGTATGTTGAAGGAACAAAGGTTGTTGGATACGGTTGGTTATTGTATAGAGCGGTTGCTTGTGGTCTATTCATTGAATCGAAGAATTCCGCACTATCCAAAGGTAATTCACCACCATTAGAGAAAACATTGAGTGGTTTCCATTTTTGTGACTCTGGTAAAGATTGTCCTAAGATATTAGCATCTTGATACCCATATTCACCTTCGTTTGATTTGGTATTTAATAATCCTCCTGGGTCAGGAACTTGTTCATACCCACCCTCGTTACCATATTGATTGAGGGGATATAATTTATTGGCATAACTTGGTTCATCGATTAAATTATCAGGACTATCAACTACGGATGTGTCAGATTGAATATATTCGTAGTTTGTTGGTGGCGTAGTTCTACTTGGAGACTTAGCATATGGTGCTAAGTTCTTCGTTATAAGTTTTTTTCTGAACCCTTCTGAGCTGACTAAATCTAACGGACTACCCATTAATTGTTTTTATTATAAATAGGTTATTCCTATTTTTTATTTGATTCTGTCAGGTGTAATCTTAGATTGTTCCGCAACAATTTCAAAGATTCTTTCCTTTAATGTTACTGAAGCTTTACTCAACATATCTTCGATAATTTTAGGACTAGCACCTGTTGCCGTCACGTTTATATCAATTTTTCCACTTATTGGTTTGACCTCAACAGTTTCGTTTACACTAACACCTCCACCACCTACTACACCACCTTTTCCTGTAGAGACACTTTCAGCAGTTTTATTTCTACCAAATATAAAATCATTATCGATTGTTGGCTCCTTAGTTGCAACAACTCCTGTCTTTGCACGTTCTGGTGATGTTTTTTTGGTAGGAATTTTATCCGAATCTAAAAATTTGAAAAGAGAATCAATTTGTTTTGCGAAAGGTAAACTACCTCCCGCAACACTCTTGGCTGCGTTTTTGAATTCCGCTAAAAGACTTCCTCCTGTGTTAGTGATTTCTTTCTCTATCTTATCGAGTGCTTCTTTTCGTTTTGTCTCATCTTTTCCTGCTTCTGCTAATTCTTTTGAGAATTTTTCAACCTTTTCTACATATTCGTCGTTGAAAAATTCTCCCGCAACTTTTGTTCCTGTTTTTCTTGTGCCCGCTGATAATTTCGAAATATTAGCAAGAGCTGTGTTATTACCTGTTATACCCCTAAGAATTTTCTCATTTATCTCCTTTAAGTTGGCCAACATACCTTCTTGTATGTTTAATTGATTCCTTTGCACATCTTCTATGGTAGTGTCCTGTTTTGTTTTTTCAGCGTCTAATGTCGCTTTAAGTTGTTGTTCATTAACGTCGGCTAACTTTTTATACACGTCTTTACCGTCTTCCTTCACTTTTATCTCATATCCGCCTTTACCCATTCTGGATAAATTTGTAATTAATTTTTGGTCGTCTTCACTAAACCCTCCAATCTTTCCCGTTTTTTTAATATCACCCAATCTTTTATCAAAATCTGCAGCAGAAAGTGCCGCTTCTCTCATTGCCTTGGCACTTACACCTGTTTGTGCTTCCATTTCTCTTAGGGTCAAAATGCCTTGAGGGTTAATTTTGAATTGTTTAGCCTCCTCATCAAAATATGTAAATTGTTTTGCAACATTGATTAAAGAATCTTGAAGACCTGATGGGTCGTTAATTGATTGATTCATTAACATGAACGGGTCAGTAAGATTCCCTGCGGATACACCAAGTCTTTGGAATGCTGAAGCCACCTCAATCGCCTTATCGGGGTCTAAAACTTTATCAGCTAATTCGAATGTTTCTTTCATATCAAACCTTAACATAGACGCCTGTGCTGCCATCTTTGTCAACCCTCTGACTCCACCTTCAAAATTGAAACGTGATAATTGGTCTGTGTTTGCCAAAACATCTCCCATAACTGCTTTAGCATTGACACCGATACTGTTAACATAACTTATCGAATTTACTACGTTTTCAGACACGTCTGAAAACATTATACCGACTTTAGCAAACCCATCCACAAGTTTACTGACATCTTGTCCTATAACTTTACCTGTGGCAAACAATTCTCGAATGTCTTCTTTCGACGCTAAAACATTTCTTCTTGAACCAGCAGCTACTTCTGCAATAGTTTTTCCCGCATCCTCAAATTTACCACCGAGTCCCACAATCTCAGGACCTACTTCGGTGACCGCCTTCATCATTTCTTGGATTCTCCCCCTGTTACCTATGAATGATTTGTTCAATCCATCGGCAGCCATTGTAATTTCAAATATCTTTTGAGGAATCTCCTTAAGGGGGTCTCCAAGTCTAGTAAATTCCGCCTTGAGTTTGTCCACAGCGGATTGTAAATTAGTTACACTATTTAATTCCGCTTCGTTTGTGTCTGGTTTGGTTTCAAACATAATGATGTTTATTTCCTATAAATAGATAAAGGACTAAAATTTAGTCCTTTCTATTAATTTCTATCCATTTATCCAAGAGATATTTCCTCATAAAAATTGGCATTGAGATAAAATCTTGGTATGTAATCTTTAGTAATGTATTCAAATAAAAGAATTCATCGAGTTGTCCTTTCCTATAATCAGAAGAAAGGGCGAAAAAATTCAACCCCAAAACCAACATTAACTGCTAGTCTTTCTCCTGATGGGGCTGTTACTTCTTTGAACATATTAAGTCTTGGTTCGTTTTCGTTCATGAATGTCCTCACATATTTTGAGTCAGCAATGGGCATGTTTTCGATGAACTTAATAATCTCTACTTTATCTGTCACCCCATCAATCTCAACAATCTGTCTTTGTAACCTCCATGTGATTCTTGGAGCAATTCTTCCAAGAGGATAACTGTCAGCCATTTTTGAAATTTCGTTAATTTCACCATAAGTCATTGGTTTTAATTTAACTGTAGCTCCTGACTTTGGTAACTTTGTCGTAAAGGTTCCATCCTCGGAAGGTTCTTGTCCCTTGATAATTGGAAGTGAATCAAGAACAATTTTAGCTGTGAATTGTTTTTTTGTATTCGGGTCAGTCAAAGACATGTCTATTTCTGGACCGAAAGAAGTGTTTCTTAAGAAGACCAAAATTGCTTCGATGTCCCCTTCTAACAAATCGTCAACTCTAACGTCTGGTTCATATATTTTAGACCTCAATAAAGTTGCGGTAATGTCATCCGCACCACCCATGAGAATGTTCTCATCGGACGCAGTTAGATAACCAACTTTGAGTGATTTCTTTTTATTTTTATAAAATACTCCCTGTGATGGTAGGGGCACCATGTCGTGTGGTAATGTGAAATTTTCTTGACCGTAGTCTCTTGCTTGATTTTCCATATAAAAAAATAACCGTAAAGTTTATGTCTTTACGGTTAAATATAATTAGTATTGATTTTTTGTATATAGTATTAGTATACTAACACGCAACGGTCAGGACGAAGACTGGCTGAAATGTCTGCCAAAGCGTCTGTGTTGTAAGCTAACGTTCCGAAGTTTACACTCGTTAAGAATGTTCCGTATAAAATCCACTTTTCCACAACAACTCCTGTTGGGTCCAAAAGCTCAAGGTCGATATCTCTCTTGTATCCCGCAGCATAACCCATACGACCTGTCACAGATTCAGCGTGTAGACGAACCCACTCCATAAGTGCTTGAGCTGCAGAAGGACCAATTGGGTCTCTGAATTTAACAGGGATTTCGTCCCAAGTGAATCTACCAGCCACATATGTAGAAGTGTTTAAGAATGGAATTTCTGTAGATACGATTTTGATTGATGGTCTTGATGTTGATTCAACAAACCACTCATTAATACCTAAACTCGAAGGAAATCTTAGAATGAATCGATTCTGGCGTTTCGGTTCGTAAGGTATCGGCATTTTCATTAATAAATCAGCCATGTTATATTAGTTTTGTTTTTTTCTCGTTTATATGTTATAAATATAGTCTTATGGAAAAATATATTACTTTACTTTTTTTTCTGAAAGAATATTCTTTATTTAACTTCCTTTTTAATTCCTCCAGCTGTAGAATAAGTCTTAACTAGATTATCTGGTTTATCTTTAAAGTGTTTACTCATTACTTCTACGTTTTTAGGGTCATCGTCTGAAAATCCTATAACTGGTTTAGATGGAACGAATTTATTACCTATATCTTTTTTAAGAAATGCTTTCTTATTTAATACTGCAGCCATTCCTTTAATATAACTCACAAAATCATCCATCGCAATAACCTTTAACTCTTCAGGACTTGCCGCACCCTTGTCGTCTCCAAAAGAAACGGGGTGGAATTTGTTGAGTTCTAAATAAGATTTTATTAAATCATCATCACTCATTTCTCCCTCATCGACGAACGACCTATATTTTCTAAGGTTCTTCAGAAGACTCTCCTTACTTATACCATTGAAATCATTTATAATGTAATTGTAGACAGCTTCTTTCAGTGTGTTGGGATTGTGACCTCTTGCTGTGATGATGGCAAATATTGAACCATTATTGATTGCTTCTCTGAAATCATCGAACGCAGGTCCAAGTTTAGCTTTCATGGAGTCAACCAAAAATTGTTTGTCTCCTTCAGTTCTAAAGTTTCTGAATGGATTGTTAGCAAACCCTACAATAGTTTTACCTTTATATTCTACAGGCCCCTTACCAATTTCACTTCTATATTCCGCAAAGTCTTCTGTGCTCATTCCAAACTCTTCACCATCATCCGTCTTAAGAACGATTTTTGTTGGCATATGAACAATATTATCGTCCCAATCGAACGCATAATATTTCATATCTGGACTATTAGGTTCTTTAAAACCTTCTTTAATAACTCTTAACATATTATATAAATATCCTTTTTTAATAAAGGGCGAATAACTCAAACATTCTTGTTCCGTTTTCAAACTTTCCTTTAATTCTCTTGTCATTAGGAACATTGTTTTTTTTCCCAATGTTAACACAAGATTCACAAGTTTTCTCATCACGCAGGTTAACTGCAAATACCAACCTTTTGACAGGTTCTTTGGTTTCATCTAAACTAAAAGTTAATTCTCGTTTATCCATGTCAATATTCACAGAATCAAAATCAACCTTAAGACCGACTGTTTTACTTCTTATGTTATCTAAAAATTCTTGTAAATCTCTACCAGTTACTTTAATTTTTTCTTTAGTCTTAATCGGGACGTTTGAAGTTGGTTCCGAAACAGGTTTAACACCAGACTTAGTAGGAATAGTGACAACTTTATCTTTCTGTCCTGTCGGGTTTATTTTCGAGGATTTGGTTACGTTAGGGTCAGGGTAGTATTTATTCATGATATCCTTAATTGTTGCACCATTCCACATCTCTTCGATAATCGTTGGTCTGTTTTTCCAAACAATTTCGTATTGTTTACCGAATTCCTCGATGTCTTCTTTTTTACCTTCGGTTTTTTTCAACCCCTTATACTGGGTGTCAACGACCGAGAGGTAATTATTATAGAAATTATTAATCTTTCCACTGTTAATTGCTTGTTTGATAATTTTGGCTGCGAAGTCTCTTTTATTTTCATCATTGATTATCTCCGACCTGTCAAGAGAAGGGTCGATTGCATTTGCTAAACCTGCAATCCATCTAAATTCTCTTCCTGAACTTGAACCCGCTTGGAACATAAAAGAATATATTTGAGTTCTGAATAAAGGGTCTATCTTAAACCATTGTTTTTCGGGCAAATACTTAGTAATATAATTTTTTATTTGAGTTTCAAGCACATCCCCTTTATAAGGAGTTGGAGTTGGTTTCCAAACTCCATTAACTTTACGGGCTTTTCCCATGTTACCTTCAATATCTTCAATAATTTCGTAACCCTTTGAAGGAATCATACCGTCACTATATTGTTGTTCAACTAACAACCCATACATTCTACGGATTTCATCAACTTCTGATTCACTGATAATCAATTTTTTTCCCATAACATATAAATACCTTTATTAAACAAAAATCCCCCATTTGTGGTGGGGGATTTCGAAATACTATTGATAGTATTAAATATTCTCAAACGAAGCTCCTGTTGGAGTAATGAAGAATTCGATGTCGATGAATTCTAATGCCTTCGTAGGTTTTAAGTAAATCTTACCTGTTAGTGTATTTCTATCTAAGTCTTCAGGTGAAGAAGAAACTGTTACACGGAAATCGTATAAACCTCTGTCTCTTCTGATTGAATCTAAGATTGGGTTAACACTGTCTAAGAATTGTTGTCTAACGATTTGGTCATTTTGTTCGAACAATAATCTTACAGCCACCGCTGAAATCAACTTACGAGCTTGTAACAACAATCTTCTAACGTTTAATCTGTTAAGAGCGGTATCAGCAACTTGTAAAGTTTTGTTACCCCAAATTACAGTTCCCACATCAGAGAAAGTTGCGATTGGGTTGATTCTACCTTGATATAAAGTATCTCTATCTTCTTGAGTTAGTTTAACTCTCGCTTTAACTGAATTAACAAGACCTCTTGTGTAACCCGCTGATGCGAACCAAGGGAATGCGATGTTATCAGTCAATGCTAAGTTTCTACAAACTTCACCAGTAGCTGGTAAGTAGATTTGAGTATTGTTAACTGTATCTCTTGTTAATATCCAAGGATAGTAAGTAGCTGTGTAGTTCGAATCAATTCCTGTGTTATCAAGAGAGTCTACAGCTTCTTGTGGGTAAACAATCAATTGAGGGTCTGTAGCATCTGGTGAGAACATATCGTAGTCAGGAGTCGTTGTGATATACACAGAATCCGCTCTTTGGAATTGAATCATATCGATAGCCGCCTCAACTAAGTTTGAGTTATCTACATAGTTAATTGATGCAGTTGCAAACACGTTAATGTTTGTAGATTCAGGGTTAGCGTATGTTAAGATACCAAGTAAGTAAGCGTAGTAGTCAGTGTTAGCAAAATCACTTCTGTTATTCTGAACAACAATTCTCTTGAATAAACCATCACCTGTTGCTGTTGGGTATCTTTGGTCAGGTGCGAAACCTGCTAAGAAACCTGTAGCACCTAATTGGAATCTATCTTCATTAGTTCTGAATTCTCTATAGATATCCCATCCGTCAAATCCACCAGCAAAACAACAAGTGTATTTTCTAGCGTAGATGAAATAGTAAGGGTTCTCTTGAGATTCAGGGTCATTTCTAAATTCAGCAACTCCACATTCATAAGCCGTTTGACCACTTGTATCATAAACGTTTCCGATAGTCACAACAGTTGCACCTGAGTCCATGTGGAAACCTTTCGAAAGGTAGTTCCAAGGAATAGAATCAGTTGCTTGAGCCCAATCAGCTATTGGATTTTGTTGACCTTTATATTGTAAGAAAGAATCATCAACACCAAACTGAGTTGAGAAACCTAAATATGTTCTTCTAACCACATCACCAGGAGACTCTACTGTGTTTGAACCACCAGAGTTAGTTCCGAATGGAGGGTTATAAATAACTTCACCTGGGAAGTAGTATTTTGTTTTGTATACAATCATAGGAGAAGGATTCGACATTGAATCATATTCTCTCTGTGTATATCCATTGAAACCACAAGGTAAAGCATCTATAGGAGCTCCGTCAGCCATTTCAACCATGATGTATTTTGATACTAAAGCATACTCGCCATTTGAAGTCCCGATTCTAACACCAATAAAGTTGTTAGTTGCTGGGTCCAATGTGCAATTTGTGTATTTTTCAATTACCACAGGATTTTGGTCTGTATCAAAGAAATCTCTAACTAAAACATCAAATGTCATATTGTTAAAAGAAATGTTTGCAATTGAAACTTTTACCTCAGTATTAGCAGCATCTCCGTCTGAGATTGAAATGAATCTAAATAAGTTGTAAACTCTATTACCTCTTAACTCAGATACAAAAAAAGGTGTTTGTGGTGATTGATATTGTTGTAATTTCCAAGCAATAGTTGTAGTTGATGTCGTATCTCTAGCTTCAGGTAATGCAACCAAGTCACAGTTTAAACCTCTGATGTAACTTTGGTTAAATGCATAATTTAAAGAACCAGGATAAATTTCTTCAACAAACAAAGGAACTTCATTTCTTGATTTTCCAAAGTTATCAACACCTAATACCTTAGTAAGATACTTAGAAGATGAAGCTAATAAAGAAGTCTCGAAAGAGAAAATGTCATTATCTTTAGTCACCCCTGAAAGTAAGAAAGTTCCAAAAGGATTTTTAGTAACACCTGAATATTGGTCGTTACAAACTAACTGAACGTCAGTTAATCCAGTAACTTCATAGACTGGTCCGTGATTAAGACTTGCAGAACTATTAGTGTAAAGAGAAATACCTCTTGAACGTAAAGTTGCAACAACCATATTATTATATTCTTCAAATGCAGTTCCTGAGAACGTATAAGAGTTACCTGATACTGTTCCACTATAAACGGTTCCACCTAATGAAACTAAATTATTTACCACATAATCAAATGAATATCCTGAATAGTTGTTACCACTTGGAATATCGAAAGTTGCATAAAACCATGGGTCGTTATCTGCTGCAGATAAATCATTGAATAATAAATTAGTTGAATCACTTCCAAACGCATTAACAATTGTTGTATAACCTGATAAATTCGAATAATCAGTATCAGGAATTGACCCGTAAACAACTGCTGTTGTTGCAGACAAAGAAGGAGTATCTATTATATTACCAACGTATGTATTAAAACCTTCAGCATATGTTGAAGTTGAACCGTTTGATAACCTAAATTGAACATTTAAGTTTTGTAAAACGGGTGTTGGTAATGCTCCACTAACGAATGTTATTGTATTTGCAGATGACGAACCCGTAAAACCTGCTGTCCAAGTCGATGTTGCAACCGCTGAACTAAGACCTATTGTTGTTGGGTCTGGGTTTGCAGTTACTCTTATACTCCATGATGGACCTGCATCATATCCAGATAAACCAAGAATTCTTGTGAAGAACATTTGGTTCGACTGTTGAAGATAAGATTTGGCAATATACGCCGCTTCATATTTAGGGATTTGTGTATTCACAAACTTTTCGGGAATTGTTCCACCGAAGTAAGCTTGGAATTCATCATAGTTCGTGATAAAGATAGGTTCAAATGCAGGGCCCTTGATGGATTCTCCAACAAGACCTAATGTCGTTACACCGACACTTTGAGCCACGAAAGATAAGTCTGTTTCTGAGGTATAGACACCGGGAGAAACGTATACTTTTTGATTTGCTTGTGCTGTTGCCATTATTAAATTGTTCTAATGCAGATTTATTTTAATGATAAATATTAGTATTTGAATGAAAAAACTTGACTTTCTGATATCTA